TGAAGGACTGGGCCTCGCGGGCCATGAGATAACGCACTCGCTGCACCATGTCCTCGTGGTGGATGGCTCCGCCGTCGTAGCGGTCAGAGACGACCTTCACCGAGACGTCCACGGCGAAGTGGTTGTAAATCCAATCAGTGCCTTCGGAAACTGTAGGGGCTGGAGCCGTTCCGCTCGAAACTATCCACGTGCCAGACCACGGCGCGGCAGGTGAATTATTTGAGTAGAGAACGCTGGTGCTTGTCTCAATCGACCAGACATCTCCGTCGAAGATGACGGAATATCCTCCGCTCTTCGCGTAGCTCATTTTCCCGTTTTGGACGTAGGCCGGAAGATAGGTGCCGTTTGCCGCGGCCGTTCCGGCTCCGCTCACTATCACTCGCGAAAATTGCACCATCTGCGTGCTCGCCCGGGAAATGTTGTTCACGTCGACTTCCATGCGCGGAACCTCGGCGCTGGTGTCGGAGCGGTTCACCATGATGGCTCCGCCATTTACGTAGAGCTGGCCGGCTGAGAGCACCGAGCGCACGGCGTTGCGCACGAGATCGCTGATCTGGTATTGGGTGGGCGGGATGGTGGGCTGGGACATGGCTAGGAATTGAGAGATTTGCGGCGGGTCGCGATCTTTCCGGTGGCGGCGAAGGTCTTGATCAGGCGCTTCATTTCGGAGGTGAACTTCTTCGCGCGGATTGCCAGCGCCTCGTCCACCGCGCGCTGCGCACCTGGCACCTTCGATTGGCCGCTGATGATGATGCTGAAGTTGGAGGCGTCACCTTGCTCGGTGTAGTTGCCGAAGTTTCCGTGGCGGCGAACCCAAGGCGGAATGCGCTTCATGCCGAGCGCAAAGGCGGCCGCGTTGAATGATGCCTTGGCCGCGCCGATAGCGTCGTAAAGCTGCTTGAGGTAGCCGAAGTAAACCTCGCTCGGGACGATGACTCGCTCCTTCGCCACCCAGCGGCCGATGGTGTTGTCGCCTTGGCCTTTGCCGCCGGCGCCCTTCTGCCGGCTGGGCGGGCGGCCGTATTTGTTCATCTTCGAGCGATGATGCTTGGCCAGTTCGCCGATGTTGAACGCGACTTTGTCCCAGTCGATGAGGAAGGGCTTGCTGCTACCCTTCTTAAACAGCTGCTGCTTCACCTGCACGGTGCCGAAGGTGTCGGCCACGAATTGCAGAAAGCCGCGCTCGCCGAAGCCGGCCACCTGCGCCAAGTCGCCTTTGATAACGGCTTTTCCGGCTTCGAGGTCGGCCTTGCTCCCGACGTTCTTGCCGTAGTTGCCCTTAATGAAGGGCGGCGTGCGCTTCATGTATTCGCCGATGAATAGGCGAGCCTCCTCCTTCACGAGCTCGGGGCCGTTCGCACGAAGCTGCACCGCCGCCTCCTTCATGGCGGCGCGGAATGCGAGATCGTTAAACTCGATCTTCAGGTTCATCCAGTCGGCTTCGAAAGCGTGATCTCGAAGGCTTGGAGGTCGGGCTTGAACTGCGTCACGCGGTAGGTGACGGAATCGAAGGGGCGATAGACGAGCGCGTTGATGGTCGGCGTGTAGGCGTCGCGATTCACCACCAGGATCATGCTGGCGTCAGTGCGGTTGCCGACCAGCTCAAACGACCATTGCTGGTCGGTCTGATTGAATACGCCGGAGTAGGTGACGCCACCGACGACAAAGTTCTCGCCGCCCATCGTGGTCGCGCAGATCGCGGCGAGGTCGGTGTTGAGTTGCGTGGGGTCGAAGTCGCTCATGTTCTCGCGTAGATACAATTGGCCGCATTGTGAAAAATCCGGCGCATTCCGTGAGAGACGGCGTGGGCGTCGAAATCGGTCAGGCTGCGGCCATTGTGCTCGACGCAGCAGAGCCGCACGCCGAGGCCGGAAAGGTTGAACTGGCGAAAGATCATGAGGTCGGCTCCCTCGGCGTCGATGCTGAGGAAGTCGACCAGGTTGAGGTCGGCGTGCTCGAGGAATGTTTCCACGGTCATCGTTTTGACCTTGATGGTGCCGAAGCCATAGAAGGTGCCCCAGCGCTGCTTCTCGGCATCGACCAGCGAAGAGAGCATGTGGCGGCTCGCCTCGTCGGATTCGTGGAAGAGCGCCTCGCCGTCCTGATCGGAGATGGCGATTCGGTAGGCCTCCGAGTCGGGCAAGTTCTCCTTGAGCTTCGAGAAGGCCGCGATGCCCGGCTCGACGTGCACACCAGACCAGCCGAGATCGACGAGCGCGCGGGTATTCGAGTAGGTCACGCCATCGTTCGCGCCGATGTCGAGGAAGATACCGGGCTCGCCGCAGTTGGCGAGAATGACGGCCTGCTCGCCGCTTTGGGTGTAGTCGTTCATCATAAAAAAGGCCCACCCCGGTGAAGAGGTGGGCCAGATTACAAGCCGTCAGGGCTTATGCGAACTGGGTCGCAATGAGCTCGCCGGCCGCACCGTTGACCACCTTCTCGGCGGTGGAGTGGGAGGCGCGGACGATGTCCGACTTGATGGGCTCGTCGCGGTAGGTCTCGACGTTCAGGACGCTGCCATACTGGCTCCAGTTGAGCGTGTAGGCGGCGCCACCATCGAGGAGGCCGCTTCCAACGTTGCCCACCCAGATGTAGGCGTTCGACCAGATCAGCGAGGAGCTGAAGGCCGCACCCTCGGGGGCGCCGTCATAGGCAGCGCGACCGATGAGCACGCGATCAACACCGAAGACGTCGGCCATGGCGTTCGCGTCCAGGTTCAGGATCGCGTCAGAGGAGACGCCAGCGCCGCGGGCGCGCTGCTGGAACTTGGTGGAGGCGCGGAGGCGGGTGGCGACCTGGTAGGGAACCACGACCGTGTTGGCGGTCTCGCCCTTGGAGGTGAGGCGATCCTTCGCATCATCCACGTCGAGGCCGACGTCGAAGGTGGCGATGTTGGCGGTGGTGTAGGCGGTGCCGGAGTTCGTGCTCGTGAAGTTCGAGGTGTTGAACAGGGCGGCGGCGGCGCGGAGCTCATGGGCGAGCAGGAGCTTGCGGCGGGCGAGGCGGGTGGCGATGACCTCGGCGTCGAAGAACGTGGAGTTCTTGAGGCGGATGGTGTCATCGACGGCCTGCTCGTAACCATACTCCAAGCAGGCGTAGGTGTCCTGCACGAAGCTGGCGGTGCCGCGACCGAAGCCGGAGTAAGGCGCGCGGGCCTTGACCTCGGTCTTCAGGAGCTGGCCCTGCTGTTTTTGGAACTTGGGGTATTGGCCTTCGGGGCGCTCGACTTCGACGACGGGAAGGGCGAGCGTGCCGATCAGGCCGCGCTCCCAGCCTTCGGTCTCGAACACGTGGCCGGCGAGGTCGGCGCGGTAGACTGCAGCGGAATTGGAATACATGGCGGGTAGTTATTAAAGGGTGTTGGGGATGAACTCGATCACCGCGCCGGTCACGGCGGAGGTGGTCAGAGATTTGCCGATGGCGACGGTTCCGGTGGTGGAAACGTTTCCGGCGTTGGCGGCGTAGAGGGTGTCACCGATCGTCACGGGGGCGATTGAGAGCGTGCCCTTCTGGGTGCCGGGGTTGTGGAGGAACTTGACCGAGACGTAGTCGCCAGAGGCGGCATCGGTCAGGGCGAAACCGTCCGGCTTGGTAGAGCCGGAGTTGAGGGTGATTCCGCCATTGCTGGACAGAACCACGGCGCGGAAAGCGGTAACGGTGGTGTTCGCGAGGAACGTGCCGTTGCCGGAATACATGGTGGACATGATTGGTGGAGGTTAGGGTTAGAACAAAATCACTTCGCCCTTTTGGGCGCGTGAAAGGTAGGCGGCGTAGAGCTCGGGCTTCTCTTTTTGAGCCTGGCGGACTGCGTCGTTGTGCTTGCTGCCGGAGCGCTTGAAGCCGCGGACGACCTCTTCGAAGGTCTCGGTCTTGGGCTCGGCGGCAGGCGCGGAGAACTTGGTGGGAGCGGGAAGGCTGGCGGAGAACTCGCGCAGCACGGAGAGCGCGGATTCCTGGGCGGCCTTCTTCACTTCGTTCTTCATGCCGTCGTTCATTTCGACGGCTTCGTCGGCGGCCTCAGCCGCGACAGCGGCCTCAATGGCCGCGATTTTCTCGGCCAAGGGCGCGAGGGCCGCAGCGATGGCGGCTTGGATCTCTTCGGGAGTCATGTCTGATGGGGGAGTGGGTTGGTTTTCGCCGACCTGGAATAGGCCGGAAGGATTGGCGGCGGGCTCGCTCACGATGTCGGCCGAATAGATCTCGGCGCAGCGGGCGAACCAATGGTCACCGATCTTTTCGTCGGTGCCGCTGAAAGCGATGGAAAGTCCGAAGGTGTCGGGGATGGTCTCGGCCAGCTCGAGGATGTATTCGCGGCGGGGCGATGAGCGGAGCAAGTGCAGGTCGGCGCGAACCATGTCGCCGTCGATGCGGAACTCCTTCAAATAGCCGACGATCTCGGATGCGGAGGTGGTGTGGTCGAGCTTCACCTTCAGGCCGCCGGCGTAGGTCTTGGCCTGCTCCATCACCTGCGAGAGCGTGAGGTCGTCGACGAACATTCCATGCCCGAGCGCCGGGCCTTTGGTAATCACGGCCACGCCACGAATCACGCCGGATTCGCGATCAACCTGCCCTTGGAGGACGGAGAAAAACTTGGCCTTGGTTCCCATGCTATGAGCGCGAAACGTAAAAATCAGCGCAGTGCCTCGGTTGCTCTGGCTGCGCCCAGAGTTTCGAAATCCCTTGCCAAGGGAGCGTCGAGGCCGACCGAGGCGGCGGTGGTCTCTCAGCTAGGACGTAAGCCACCGTCAGCGGGTGGCTAGCCTGCGGGGTCGAACCGTAAAATCCCACGCGCCATGGCGGCGGCGATCATCATGCCAGCGCAATCGAGGGCGTGGTTGTTGTTCTGCTTCACTTCCACCCAATGATAAATGCCCGGGCGAACCTGGCGCTTCTCTTCGCTCGCCACCTGATCGGGCCAGAGCGGGTTGAAATCGTCGGGTAGCAGGTAGGGAAAGCCTCGGCCGGCGAGGGCGTTCGAGAGCATGTCCTTCGCCCATTCGCCGTCGAACTCGATGTAAGGGGCGGTATGGCCGTTGCCCACGGCCGCGACGTAGGTGTCGGAGATCGGGATGTTCACGATTTGGCCTTGGGCGTCTCGCATGGGCCAGCGCTTGCCTTTTGTCTTGGCGCCTTGGATTCCGTTCCAGCCGAAGGTGACTGAATCCTTGTCCACCT